TTTTTTTTTTTTTTTTTTATTTCCAGTAACCGTTGGTTTCAGGGGCAATGTTTGCCGTGTATGCTGTCTGATCATCTAATGGCACAGACGACACTTGGCATTTGACACCATTTTCAGTGGCACTCCCCATGTAGGTGTATTCCAATCTTTCACGATATGCCGACTTTGCCATACCATCAGGGTCATCGACATCAAGTGCTTCAAGTACAGCTTTTGGCAATTCATAGAAGTAATAGTCATTCAACACCTGGTCACCGGACGTTTTGTAGGGGACGAACGCACCTATGGAAATCAGGCTTGTTGTGTCATCGGTATCGTTATTGGCAACTATAAATGTCTCTATCTCATCCGGCCCAGTGAATTCAAGGGCAGGATAATCACTGTCTGTAACCAAAGTCACGTCATCGGAAGGAATGTTGTCTTTGATGGATTCCAGCAGCTCTACCGGTGGTATGTCAAAGAATCTTCCGTCTGGAGTCAATTCAATCTTTTGCGGTTGTGCCTGTGTACACCCTGCAAAGATGAGGGCGGTCAGGCCAATGGATAGCAGTTTCTTCATAATGCTTCCCTTTCTCTACTTAACCTCACGTATCGTTGTCAGCGCCTTGCCGAGAATCCGAACGTCCACAGTATCCTCAGCAGTGATTTGTATCTCCTTATAGTCCGGGCTCTCTGGGCGCAATATTGCCACCTTTGCATCTTCATACCAGTAGAACCGTTTCAGGGTCACGTCATTGTCAATCAGGACAACAGCTATTTCACCGTTCTGCACCATGTCCTGCTTCCTGCAGACAACGATGTCACCGTCATAGATTCGTGCGTTCACCATGGAATTACCCTTGCACTTGAGGGCAAAGTCACCTTTGATCGCGTCACTCAAATCAATAAACTCACCCGTCCTTTCGATTGCTTCAATGGGATTTCCACAGGCAATGGTACCCAGAAGGGGAACCTTGTGTGTGCCTGACAAAGACAAAGGTGTAATATGTCCGTCTTTCTCAAGCTGCCTCATGACATCATCGTTTTGTTCTTCCCATCCCATCAAGTATTCAGGAGTGGTGTGCAGTGCTTTTGCCAAAGGAACAATGATGGAATACGGCACCTTTTCGATTTCACCATTTTCATATCTGTATATGGTGGTCTTGTTCTTGCCGACACGTTCGCCAACCTGTGCGGCAGATAATCCTAATTCAAGCCTTCTTTTCTTGAGTCTATCGCTCACAGTCATAAATTGTGGGACTCCTTTCTGAAATCAGTATATCGCAAATTTGCAACACAGGGATATGAATGTTGCAAAAATGCAAATTTACTGTTGACGCAAAAATGCAACACTGATATTCTTTAGGTGCGGAAACGCAACACGGAAGGAGGTGGACGCAATGGATGTAAAGGCATTCGTCAAAACACTGCAGGAACGAAATATCTCAAAAACAGAACTTGCTTCTGCTATTGGTATAAATCGGGCTACTATGTATCGCAAAATGGCTGAAAACGGGGACAAATTCACCGTCAAAGAAGTCAACGAGATACGCAGGATTCTCGATTTAAGCCGGGAACAGGCGAGTTCAATTTTTTTTGCAGATTGAGGTGCAAAAACGCACCCGCAAGCAAAAAGAAAAACCGGCAGCTCCATCTGGAACTACCGGCCGGTATAGACACCCATATTGTAACACAGAAAGGGGCAAGCATGAATATCCCGGAATTCTATGACAGCTGGAGAGAAAGAACAGAACTCCAGCATGAGATTGAAAGGCTTCGGGCAGAACGCAAGGTGGAACACGAACTGGAAACAGACATTCTGTATTTCGTATGTGCGCCACTAGTCGTTGCAGCTGTGGTTCTGGCACCAGCCATCTGCAGGGCGATATTCAAATGAGGTCAGAACTGGAAGAAACGATGGACCCCATCCTGACGGATTTTGAGACATGGCAGGTGGTGTGGGCACACGACAATATCAAATATGATTATCCATCCGACTACGAACAGGGCCGTCTGGAAGGCTTTCTGGAGGCTGTGGAAATAGTCAAGGAGTATTTGGATGACCAGCGCGCATAACCCGCTCCAAACCTACACGCTGGATGAGGTTGGCGCATTGATGCACTGTTCCCGACAGCAGGTCACAACATGGATGGATGCAGGCATTCTGAAAGGTATCAAGACGGGTAAGGGGACGGTCATAACGACCATCGCCCTTACGAGATTCCAGGAAACGTACGAAGGACAGGACGTGTCCAATCTTGTACGGACACTGGATGCAAAAAAGAAAGTGGAAAACAAAAAAGAAAGTGGAGAAAGAAAATGAACAAACGCGAAATCAAACTGGTGCAGGACCTCATTGACGAAAATAAAACGTGGAAATCCATCGCTGACGAATATTCTCACGAGATTGACGCATTGAATTCCGAAGTCAGGACGTCGGGTGGAATCGTATACGACCTGAAAAGGGGAATCATGGAAAACACATTTTTTGCTGAATGTGCCAAAGCCAGCAGCAGCCCGCTGATCTGCTTCCCTGAATGGGTGTGCAGACTGCTCCCCATGGAAACCCTGAACGACTATATCGAAGAGCGGAAGAGTGAGTGAGATGTGTCGAAAAGTGATATGTGTCGAAACGGGCGTTGTATATAACTCAATCACCGAAGCGGCAAAGGCGCATAACGTTACGGTTCAGGCAATCTTTTATACCTTGAGAGGAGCCAAACCAACCGCTGCCGGGTGTAGATGGAAATGCGCTGACGACAACGAGCGTACTGATTATGAGAAAACGGTGATGATCAAAGACGGTGTGATACCCATGGATGATGAGTATTCAATCGTCCGTGAACAGTGGGTAAAAAATCCCATTTATACCTTATACAAGCACCGGATTCCAGTCGAACATTATGACTGTTTGAAAAGTGCGATGGCAGCCTACAGGTATCTGAAACGGCATTCCATCAAAACGGATGACACCGCGGTCAGACGACTGAAATCATACGCAAACGAATGGGAGTCACCCCGTGGTTGAATACGAAATCATGAAAATGCCTGACGGTCAGTACGGTGTCATCCAGCTTGCAGAATCCAGGGAACGCAAGACGGGGTTCCAGATTGGAGCGCTGGACATTATTGCAACCTATCCGACTGCAAAAATGGCCCGCAGGAAACGGGATGAACTGAATGCTGCAACACAGCACACAAGAACCCGTCCTGCAAGACTGTGGAAATGGAGAGACAACGCGTGAACGCCTGCAGACAGCTGAATGAAATGAAACTCAAATCACTTGTAGACCGAGACACGGCGAAAAGACCGGTCAAAGCCTCAATGGGAGCCTATTCTGTATGGCTATGCCCTTCCTGCAGGCGAATGGCAGCACAGACAGATTTCTGTCCTCACTGTGGACAAAGGATCAAATGGAAGAAGTAAGACGGTGGGTTCGAATCGGGCCGTACGAATACAGCAATGATGGGAAAGTGAGGATGGTAAAAATGATGAAGACAAAGGGGCAGCAGGTGCTTCTGGAGGCATGGGAGATTCTGGACAGGTTCAAACAGCGCTGTGATCAGATTCCCTATGAGTGGTGGTACCGAGAAACGACCGGATTCTATGACCGGCTGGAAGATGCAATGCGGTTCCTGGACGATTTCATGAATGGCTGCCCGGAACTGGAAGAAGTTGAAGAAATCATAAGGAGGATGAATGGATGACAAAGCTGGACTATATCGTCGATTTGCTGGCGACAAACTGGTGCACAGCGGAGTGCGAAAAGTGCCCTTTCGGCATGGAACACGAAGAGTGTGCTTTAGTCATCGACACTGACCATGATGCCAGGCGGATGCGAGTGAAGGGCATCATCATCGAGGCAGTGATGGAGTGGGCCGATGGGCTTGCAATGGAGTTTATGTACCGGCGGATGAAGGAAGGGGACAAAGAATGACGAAGATTGAAGCATTGGCAAAACTTATTAGCCAGTCAAACATCAACTGCCATGGGATATTTTGCCGTGAATGTCCGTTTTGCACAGACCCAGAACAGCTGTGTGATCAGTGGGAAAACGAGACTGCACGCGGGGAAGCATTGAAGCAGATGATCATCGACGCAGTGGATGAAGCCAGGAAAGAGGAAACGGAACCTACGGTTGGACAGATTTGGAAACGTAAATCAGGTTTTGGCGACCAGGTGGAAATTACTCGGATAGTCAATAATCTCAATGGAACCAAAGAGGTTCGTTACCCCATGGATGATGGTCAATTTATGTCCGGAGCGATCCTCGAAGACTTTCTCAAGTGGTTCGAAAAATGCGAAGAAGAGAAAAATTCCTCCCACACCACACCCGATCACTATCGCCTGAACCCCGAACCAATTGCAGTCATCAAAGCGTGGGACCTGGGGTTCTGCTTGGGGAACGTTCTGAAATACATCGCCAGAGCTGGACACAAAGCCGGAGAGAGCAGGGACAAAGACCTGCACAAGGCCATGGAGTATCTGCGAATGGAATTGGAGGACGAGGGGAAATGAAGAACACACTCATTGCAAAATTCAACCCCGATGGGACTCTGAAATCCCTCGAAGGAAACGCGCCGAACCTTAATGCGCTGGCGCATCTGTGTGTGAACGTGATTTACAAAATGACATCCGATGGATACCTGGACGAGGCAGAAATTCTTGTCGAACGATGCCGGCAAGCTGTTAGGATGGCGGAAGAGGAGCAGGAATGACAGCCGATAAAGTGCTGAAAATGCTTTGTCAGAGCATTGACAAAGAAATCGAAGAGACTTGGAAAGATCGCCAAGCCCTACAAGATGACTATACAAAACGTGCTTCGTTCCGCTGGAATGATGGAAAATTTTACGGATTGAGTTGGGTGAGAGGACAGATTGTGCAATTAACAGGAAGGAGCGAACGGGAATGACACTCAAAGAATACATTAAACAGAACGGCAACAAGCCTATCGAAATCCAGGACGACGGCACGATCCGTATTCTGGAAGAAAAGGGGCCGTGGAAGCCGAAGAATTGTGATAGATATTTCCGCCTTTGTGGAAACGGTGATCTTGAAGAAACTTATTGGTTTGGCTGGGATTCAGAAGACCGTAGAGCTGAATTAGGCAACGTCTTCCAGACCAAAGCAGAAGCCGAACGCATGGTTCATCGCCTGAAAGCCAGAAAGAAATTTCTGGATGCTGGGGGACATGAGGGAATGGATGGTTTGGTGTTTGGAGATAGATACCACGTCTATCCTCAGCGAGGCGACAAGATATTGATGAGTGCTAAAGAACGCAATGTTACAGCTTTCGACATCTGGTTTGAGACTGAAGCAGATTGCAATCGGGCAATTGACAGCCTGACAAAGGACGAAGTCGCAGCTCTGTGCTGGACGGGTGATGAGGAATGACTTGGATCCACGTAAATGGTCGTTTTATAAACGCCGACCATGTTACAAGTATTCGTCCAACTTACGGCCGGTTCTCTGCAATCATCTTCGAAATTGGTTACCGGGGAGACAAAATGTTCAAACAATTGCCAGATTGCGCACCAGTGGAAGAGGTCATCAATTCGATCCTTGACCAGCTCTACGCGGGTAAAGATGTAGTTAACGTTGATTGCATCGTCGCACTGCATGAGGCTCTCGAGGAGGGCGAACAATGATCAAAGAAGTAAAACTCCCAGACAGTATCGTCCAGTCAATCAAAGAAGAAATGGAAGCACCAGCAAAGCTCAAGCCAATGACGGATGACAAGAGACAGATGAACATTGCTCTTAGTTCCTATGCCGAAAAATGGTGGACGCTGAAAACAATCCTGAACAACACCTACGTGAACGCAACACTGGAGGGAAAATCTGTGAAAGCTATTTCAGAGGTGCTGGATTTGATGGAAGAACTGGAGGGAATAACAAATGCAAATCGAAATTCATGAAATCCAGGGTTTCTGGCCTGCAATCTGGGGAATGCGAAACCCCATGCAGTCACATGACAGGATGGACAGTGAACCGCCGGAAGAAGCCGATTTTGCGATACACGAGGACGAAGACGGATTCGTAAATGGCGAATGGGAACCACCAACGTCATTCCGTTTCGGATCTGATGACCATTCCCTTGCCATGAAGCTGGCAAACGCCGGTACAGACCATGGCAAATTCCTGAGACAAATCGTTGTCTGGGTGGACATCACTGCAACACAGACATGGTGGTCAGAGTTTGATACATACCGGATGGGTGTTGAAAAAAATTCTGAGAGCAAGATGCACACACTCATGAACGAGGAAATCACACCCAGTATGTTCGATTTCTCTGCTCTGCCGAACAGCGTGTTTGGAAGTTACCTGGCAGGGATTTGCGAGGGGTATAGAAAGATCGGAGAGTTTGAAGCGCTGCTGCAGGTGCTCCCAATGTCATTCCTGCAAAAGCGGACCTGCATGATTTCATATGCAGCACTCAGGAATATTTACCACGCTCGGAGGAACCACAAACTCAAGGAATGGCACACATTCTGCGACTGGATTGAAAGGTTGCCTTACTCGGAGCTGATTACAGGAAAGGAGAAAACAAATGATTAAACGGACACTGTATCCGGAAACACCTCGGATACCTGAAAAGACAAACAACGGCGTTGTCACGGAAAAGATGGATGGTGAAAACCTGACCATCCTGAAATACAACGGAGAACTGCTGATTGCTCAGAGAAATAAAATCTTCAACAAGGACGAAGTGTTCGGCGATGGAAACATCGGATATAAAGGGCTCAAAGGATGGGCCAGAGAACACTGGGAATGGTTCGACATGTACCTGAACGACAACACAGCACTCTGCGGCGAATGGATGGCCGGAAGGGCAAAGAGTTATCCCCCGGAAGTTGTGGATAAGAAATTCTATATCTTTGCCACAGCAAAGGTCATGCCAGGACTGAACCTGTGGGACTTCGATTACTACCGGGAACATGTTGACAATGCGTTCGGAATCTCTGAGGAGTTCCTTGACCTTAACTGGCTGGGATTTGTGCCTATTGCAGCGATATGCACGGTATTTCCCAGCAAAGAAGACCTGGACGAATTCTATGACGAATATTGCGAAGATGTCGGGGGGGCGCAAGGTCGAAGGTTTTGTCATCAATACCAACAACATGATCCACAAATACGTCCGGATGAAGAATGGGGAAGTCGTTGAGTATTCACAGACAGGAAGGAAGAGCAGGTAAATGACAAAAGAAGAATTTACAGCTAAATGGAACAACATGCTGGAAGCACAGCGAAAACTGGACGAACGGATCATCCAGGGTAACGGTCTGACCTATGCTGACTTATATAACAGTGGCCGCTATCAGCATGCCCTTCTTGACGAACTGGGAGAGTTGAACCACGAACTCAAGGCCAACTGGTGCTGGTGGAAGAAAACACAGGCACCGGTGAACAGAGAAAAGGTGCTGGAAGAATTCGTTGACTGTCTACATTTCGTTCTCAGTTGGCAGATTGCCACCGTGGAAGTGGAACCCTATTCATACTATCGGCCTGCAGAAAAAGCATGGAACGCATTCAAAAGAGATGAAGCAACCACAGTGCCCCGGGCTGCCACATATGTCAACGGGATCACCAAGTGGTGCGGTGACCACTACGTGGAACCCCCGGTTGGTGCCATAATTCGTCTCATGAACGGACTGGGATTCAACATTGAGGAAGTCTACAACGCCTACATGACCAAGAACAGGATCAATCATGAAAGGCAGGATAATGGATATTGATTGACTATGAAATCATCGGTACCGGCTCCAAAGGAAACGCTGTCCGCCTGGAAAACGTCATGATAGACTGCGGGGTCCCATTTAAGAAAATGCATGAGGCATTGTACAAATGCGACACCCTGTTAATCACCCACAGGCATAGCGACCACATCAAGGAGTCAACTCTTGCCGCCATTCGTAAGCAATTTCCGAGAATTAAAGTTTATGGAAATTCGGATGTTGCTCAAACAGTTCCCGTTGACAAGGTGATTGGTGAAAAACCCTTCAAACTCAAGAGGGGGAACATCACCATCACCCCTGTCATGGGGTGTCACGATGTTGACGTGACTTACTTCTTCATCGACTTTGACGGATTCAAGGTCCTGTACGCAACCGACACCTGCGAAATCACAAATCCCACCGGGGACAAACTGGACGCAGTGTTTCTGGAAGCGAACTATGACGAACACATCCTGAACGAAGTCGGAAAGCAGTATATCCGCCGGGGATATGACCCGTTCGCAAATGCCTGCAGACACCTTTCACTCAAAGCGTGCAAGGAGTTCTACTTTGGCAACAGGCGGAACAAGGACGTGCCCCTGATTGAGCTGCATCAATCGTCACGCTTTAGATAGGAGGTTCCATGAACGAAATCACAAACCTTACTCCGGATGTCACCTACTCTGCAGGAGTCGTCAGGTTTGAGAACTTTGAGGAGTACAAACTGCAGGCTCAGGATATTGCCGACTTCGTGTCATCCATCGTTGTCACGGAAGAGACTGTCCAGGCATCCAAAAAGATGATCGCAGCAACACGGAAAATCGTGGATGGACTGAACCGCCGCCGGATTGACATGAAGAAGGATATCCTTGCTTCCTACACCGAGTTTGAGAAACAGGTCAAAGAACTGCAGGGAATCATTGACGATGCTGACAGGACCGTCCGCGAACAGGTGAACGAACTGGAAGAAAAACGCAGGGCAGAGAAAAAGGAAGAAATCAAAGCCATCTGGGATAAACGGCGTGTCATGTACGACATCCCCATCCCTGACCTGTTCAACCACTGGTTTGACGAACGGTACCTGAACAAAGGCGTCTCCATGAGCAAAATCGAATCCAATATGACTGACTTCCTGGAAGACGTTCAGAAAGACATGGTCCTGATTCAGTCTCTGGATCGTTCTCTGGACGTGTTCAGGGAGTACGTGAAATCCTGTGACCTGACTCTTGCTATGGCTGCTGTAAAGCAGCAGGACAGAGAGCAGGAGGCTGCTGAAAAGGCGCTGCACACGATTCGCGAAGGTGTCTCAGACCTTGTGGCAACGTTCATCGTCCATGGGGAAAAGGACATCAAGCTGGCAGAAATGCTGCTGAAAGAAAACCACATTGAATACACAAGAAAGTAGAGGGAAATGAAAATGGAAGAAATCATCAAAGGACTGGAATGCGTTGAAGTAACTTATACATCTGACAAAAACAAAGCCACACTGACGTTCTACGATGACGAACGTGGAGAGATTCGTGAAGTCAACTATAACAAGCAGAGTTATGACGCAACCGCGAAGAAGTACATTGATGATCCGGAGAAAGTCCTGAAAATCGACAAAATGATTGACGAAGAACTGGGGCTGACATTTGAAACCCTGAACAATGCTGTAGGAATGCGCACAGACGTCTACTGCTATGACAAATTCTGCAGTCTGCACCCGGTCGTACAGACGACTAAATTCACCGAGGACATGAAAGGTGAAATCTACCAGACCGAAATAAAGGAAATCGAGGAAGGCGACTTTGCCATTCGAATCAAGTACGAAATCGACGGCGAAACCTACGAGTCCAAAATGACCCACGGCAAGTACATGGAGAACATGAAAAAATGGCTAAAAGACCCGCAGAAGAAGGCAAAGGTCTATGAGCGGTTTGAAGAGAAATTCCTGGTCCCCGTCTCTGAGAAAGACACCCTGATTGGTCACCCCATCATGGTTGAAGTCAAGGCCGCATTCGGAACATCCCTGTACGGCGACATCAAAAAATTCCCGAGGAAGAAGTAAATGCAGGACCGGGAAATCCTGTTCTACGATATTGAGGTTTTCCGTTTTGACAGTCTGGTTGTCTTCAAGAATATTGACAACCAGATTGTCAATTATTTTTGGTCACACGAACTCACAGAGGAGGGGAATGGATTTGAAAAGGTCCGGGAAGTCGTTGATGGAAAAATCCTGTGTGGATACAACAACCATCACTATGACGACAAGATCCTCACAAAAATGATGCAGGGCGTGCCTCAGAAGGGAATCAAGGCTGCCAATGACAAAATTATCAACGGTTCAGATGACGGAATCAAAGTTGACCTGCAAGGTGCTGTTCAATCCATAGACTGTATGCAGCAAATCGACCTGTCCATGCCGGGCTTGAAACTCATTGAAGGCAACATGGGCAAGTCCATCATCGAATCAGACGTGTCCTTTGACCTGGACCGCCCGCTGACAGCAGAAGAAAAGGAAGAAGTCCTGAAATACTGCTGCTATGACGTTGAAAACACTATTGAGGTGTACAAGCTTCGGAAGCACTCCTACTTTGACACCAAAGAAGAGTTGGTCAAAATGCTGGGCAATGACAAAGCCATGAAGTGGAACACCACAACCATTTCCGCAAACCTCCTGCTGGAAAAACCCCTCGTCAAATGGGCCGGGCTCAGGATCCCAAAGGATAAATGGCGAAACGTTGAAGGGCTGCCTGATGAAGTCTGGACCATGTGGGAACTGGCAAACGACTTCAAAAAAGGTCCCGAAGCGCTCAAGGGCAAGAACTGCAAACTGAGGATGTATGACATGGATTTTGTCTTCGGTTTCGGAGGGATCCATGGCGCTGCGGTTGGAGAGAAAGAGTTCAAGAACGTCATGCTGCTGGACGTTGGCTCCATGTATCCGTCAATCGCAATCATCCTGAACGTCCTGGGCGACGCAACGGACAAATATGACGGCATCCGAAAGGAACGTCTGGAAATCAAACACAAGGACAAACTCCGTTCCGACGCCTTGAAGCTGATTCTGAACTCCGTTTATGGAAACCTCAAGAACCAATATTCCATCCTGTACAACCCCGCGGCGTCATCGACCGTCTGTGTATTCGGCCAGATGGCTCTGTTTGACTTATGTCGGAAACTGTACAACGCCGGATACAAGCTGGTCAACGCCAATACCGATGGAATCGCATTCATCGACCCGTGTCCCGACAATCCAATCCGATATGACCGTTCATATGATGTCATATGGCACGAATGGGAAGAGAAATGGGGACTGTATCTTGAACTGGATACCTTTGCCAAATGGTACCAGAAGGACGTCAACAATTATGTGGCGGTCTATCCGGACGGCAAGATAAAGGTCAAAGGCGGGGACGTGAACAAGTATCACTTCAATCCCGAAAAAGGGCAGCACAAGCTGTTTTCCAATAACAATATTCGGATTGTGCATATCGCCCTGGTGGAAGCAATCGTCTATGGCAAGAACCCCATAGACGTACTCAGTGAACATATGCAGGAACCGGAACTGTTCCAGTATGTCCTGAGAGCCGGAAGGACCTATCAGGGAGTGTTTGACAAAGACGACAACGAGATGCAGCGAATCAACCGCGTGTTCGCCTGCAGGAAACCCGAAATAAGCACAAAACTGTACAAGAAGCGGGCAGACGGAGGATTGGTCAATTTCCCGGACGCTCCTGAAAACATGTATGTATACAACGGAGACTTGAAGGATTTCAAGGACTTTGGCAAAATCGCTGAATTCAACCACTATCTGCGCATCATCCGCAAAAAGCTGGATTCATGGGGAGTGGTTGTGCTGTAGAAAGAGAGTTTGAAAATGGGAATTTCAGAGGCAAGACATGCCATTCATTGAGTTTCAGCCCGGAGAGAAATATGCGAAACCCGGTGCTGACAAATCAGACTTCACAGAGTCATTCCAGGACTGCGGGTATCTGCTGACAAAGGATGAAATAGTCATTGACATTGACCATCTTCCGAAAGAGTCAATCAGAGAACTCTGCAAGACCTTTGACATAAAAACACAAATCGTCTGGACGAACCGGGGAGCGCACTTGTACTTCAAGAAGCCCCCGCGTCACAGGCGCACAGACGGCGTGTGTCGCCTTGGATTTGAAATAGAGGAGTTAACCTGTGCCAACCGTCCAAACGGCGTGACGGTCAAAAGAGACGGTGTTCTGAGGGAAATAGAGAACGCTGGAGCCCGGGAAGCTCTCCCCGATATATTCACCGTATCCAAACGCTTTGAAGACCTCACGGGGCTCTCTGAGGGCGATGGACGCAACAGGAAGCTGTACACCCACAAGATGAAACTGAACAACTGTGAAGACTGGTTTAGAATCATCCGGTTCATCAATGAACACGTGTTTGACGAACCCCTGCCGCAAAAGGAATTCGACAGTCTGTCCCGTGCTGAACAGTCCGAAGGTGACCAGAAAACCACAGACGAAGCAGATGTGGCAGAACAGGTCATCCGTGAATTCAAGTGTGCAAAATGGGCGTCACAAGTCTGGTTCTGGAGCGAAAAGGCGGGGAAGTTCATTTCCGATGATGAGGAACTCGCTGCAATCATTGCCAAACGGATTGCAGTCAAGGATCCGAACAAAGTGGAAAAGGCCATGAAGTGGTTGCGAATCAACGCAAAGAAGTACCCCGCGGATTATATCTTCAAGATTCGCCTGCGCAACGGATTCCTGGCTGACGGCAAATTCACGCCAATCATTGTTGATGACTTCACGCCCCACTGCATCGACATCGACTACAACCCGGACGCAGAACCGGTGCCGGCGATTGATGAATACCTTGATCAGATCGTCAACGAACCGAAGTACACACAGCAGGACATGCAGGACTATCGCAACAGACTGATAGAAATCATGGCCTATGGTCTTATCGTCAACCCTGAACGTGTCCGGGTGCTGTCAAAGTTTCACATCCTGCGTGGTGAGGGGTCCAACGGCAAGGGAACTTTCCTTGAGATCATGAAGACCATTTATCAGCCGGAAAACTGTTCCACGCTTTCCATTGAGGATTTGGCAGACGCAACACGTATCAATTCACTGACAGGCAAACTTGTGAACCTGGGGGACGATGTGGAAGACAAGCCCCTCGGCAAGACTCAATTCAAGCACATCAAGAACATCACGTCTGCTGACACTGTGACCATCAGGAGACTGTACAAAGAGGCGGAGTCTGTGGTGCTGCAGGCAAAACTGATATACACATCAAACTCTGACCTGAGGACTGTTGACAAAGGTCATGCCCTTGAACGCCGAATGTGCTGGGTACCCATGTTCAACACCGTGCGCAAGCCGGATCCAAACTTCATCACCAAAATGACCACCCCGGAAGCACTGGAATACTGGATGAAGCTGATGGTGGAGGCTTATGTGCGACTGTACAAGCACGGGTGGACTGAAAGCAAAATTTGTGCAGACTATAACGGCGAATATCACCGCCACAATGACATTTCGAAGATGTTCATCGAAGAGCTTGAGAAGGATGATTTCCTCTATAAGACCCGGCAGGAGGTGCTGGACATGTTCGACAAATGGAACACTGACGACGACAGGAAGCTCAACATGAGAGCCTTCAAGCAGAACATCTGGCTGCTCTACAGAATGGGTTTCGGGGTAAATACACGCCAGGGGAAGTCCGCAAAGGTCCTCATGGAGCAGTGTGAGACAAAACAAAATCTGAAACCGACGTTCAAATAAGGGCAAGAAGTGGTAAAGGTGAGGGCAAGACGTAAAAAAATCGTAAACCTCGCAAACCCCCATGAACAGGGGACTTGAGGCCCCTCGGGAGCCCATAATTACCTATTACTTCTTTCTTCTAAAAAATATATATAGAAAACCAAACACAACGTTACGTTACGTTCCCCTATATAGAGAGTTCGGCGCTCGATTCCTGCGAAAAATAAAAATCCCTCTGTTAGATGTGGCTAACCCCTTGTTCTGGGGTTTTGGCCCATCTTGCCGGAGGGTGTGGGGTGATGACTCTGGAGTGTGGAACATTGGATTCTGGGATATGGGGTGGGACGTTGTGGATGGACACAGAAAGGGAGCAAATGAACAAATCAATTCTCGTCCACGAACACTGCCTGATAGATGCTGACAAAGTTGTCTGCATGTACATAAACCGTGATCACGATGGTGTTGTCTTAAGTCTTGCCCGTGACCATTGTGTTCTGGCAGACCTGGCAGCTTATGAAAGGACAGTCACAACAAAACTTTTTGACGAACTGCTGGATTTCATGACTGATCCTGAAATCTATTATTTCTCAATCCCCCGTTTCCTTGAGGACTATCCCCGGTTAGTGGGGTGTGGTGCATGACACGAAACCAGTTCAAGGACCGTCTGAGAACTTTTGGGTGGGAATGCTTTGAGAAGGATAGGTTGGAGAATGAGCTATTGGCTCGCTACAGGGACGCACAGCCCCGTCACAAGACGAAACCGATTGAAGACGAACTGACATACGTCCGAACACGAATCGCTCTCACAAAGGAAATTTTGGGCCTTATGGAGCCGGGTGATAGGGACATGGTTATCATGGTCTGCACAGGAAAGTTTTCCGGAAAGGAAGTCGGAGTGATGCGAGGCTATTCCCTATCAGGGGTGTACACGAGAATCAACAGGGTGATTGACGCCGCGCTGAAGAAGTTTTCTGGAAAATAAGCTTTGACCAAAAAGTTTTCCGGAAGATAAGTTTTGCCTGGAAAGTTTTCCTTGACCTGAGTAAAGTCCGCAATCGTTGCGGACTTTTCCTTTGTACAATTGAGTCAGGTGGTGTATCTCTAGTATCTTCAAAATCGTCATTATCCAAAATAAACACCATCCGAACTCCATCTTTTCCGGGACGGTTCCCCTTTCCTCTGTCCCGGATAGTTTTTGTGGGTGACTGGGAATTCCGGTGGAAGTTTTCTGGATAAAAGTTTCACCGTGAAAGTTTTCCCCGGACAAAAGTTTTCCCTTGATAAGTTTTCCGGACAAAAGTTTTCCCCGGACAAAAGTTTTCCCTTGATAAGTTTTCCGGACAAAAGTTTTCCCCGCGGAAAGTTTTCCGGAAGAAAGTTTTCTCTGAATAAGTTTTCCCTCAAGAACTTTTCCGCCATGGAAGTTTTGCCGAAACAAGGAGTTTGATGAAGAAGTTTTTCCAGAGATCAAAAGAAGTTTTCCTGAACTTCATGTATAACGTTGCCATTGGCTTTCTGTGGGTGTGCATTGCTGTGTATGCTCTGGCCATTTTGGCACCCTTATTTTTGCTTGGCGTATGGCTGAGCGTCCAAATGTTTCACATGGTGGTGGCTGCCCTATGAATCCAAAAATCGTCAAAAAACTTTTGTCCTGCTACCCCGAACTGAAATCAGAACTTTCCGGCACCCGGCGGGAATTGCGGGATGTTGAACACAAAAAGTCCGATTTGGCCCATCCAAAAGCCGTGTCATGGGACGGGACTCACAGTCAGAATCCCGTCGCCCAGGCCGACATTTTGACCGGCCTGATCAGCGATGAAATGGACGCCGCCCAGCGTGCGGCTGCCCTTGAAAGGCTGTTGGATACCCTGTGTGCCTTGCGGGATCGGATGGAGGAACCCGGGCGCACGCTGGTCACGGAGAAGTATTTCCAGGGCCGGACATGGGAGAGCCTGCAGGTGCGCCATGGGATGAGCAAGGCGGGGATGGATTACATCATTGAGCGGGAGATTTCAGGATTGGTATAGACGCAAAAAAGACTGGGGTTATCCAGTCTTTTACTTCCGGCCCGGCACACTTAAAAAAAAAACCGGCTGTATGCCGGTTTTAAGCTATTTTCCATTCCGGATAAGTCCAGCCGGTCAGGCTGTTGAAGGTTCGACCGCCTGCGCGGACTTTTTCATAAGTGTAGTACCTTGAGGGGATTTCGTAATCCAGCTTGTCCCATGCTTCCCGGAGCATTGGGATTTCTTCGTTGCATGCGGGTTCAAAGCTCTCCAGTTCTTCAACCGTCATACCTTCGAAGGGATTGAGGCTTTCGAATGCGGATTTGTAAGTGCGGAATTCTGTAGTTCTGTTCATTTTCATTTCCTCCTTGGGTTTGGCTTCCCATTACTCCCTGGCGGGAGTTTCGGCCGGTTGCCGTCCGGCTCTCATCAGATGGGTTATGCCGTCGCCTTTCCGTAGTCGGCTGTTGCCAGCCATTCGGCCAGTGCCTGCAGGTTTGCCAGCGGCTTGCCGTTCATCTGTCCATCGCGTTTGATGAACTTGGTCATGCCGTTGTTGCAGAGCCTTGCGCCTTCGCGGATATAGAAGCTGTTGTTTTTGTCTGCCATGGTCCACAGGTCAGCCGCTTCGTTTTCGAAATGGCTGACTGTCTGCCCGATGAAGTCATCGGCATACTGTACAGTGACGTAGACGTTGCCGCCGTTGAGGATCCCGCCGAATCCGTCCCGCCGGATTTCTTCAAACGGCTTTACGATTTCGCTGATTTCAGCGGCTGTGATGTTAGCCTGGCGGATGGTCACGGTAACGATGCTGTCGTATCCGGAGGTTTCGCCCTTGGCTGTGACTTCCTTTGTGTTGTACCCTTCAGCCTTGAGGGTCTTTCTGATTTCTGCCGCTGTTTTCGTTGCTGTTGTCTTTGCCATGATGTTCCTCCTTGATAGCAATTGTTATCAGTTGCTTTGTTTACGGCCTCATCATATGGCAATCTAAAACGATTGTCAACGCCCGACGGCAATTTTTTTCAATTGCTTTTGTGATAGACTGTAATTGGAGGATGACCATATGGGATTGAGATATAAAAAGCCGCTCCCAATCGAGCGGCTGAAAGAGGCAGGATATACAAGCTATAAGCTAAAACAGATGGGCAACCCGATTTCCATGGGAGCGATGACACGGCTCAGGCACGGGGAGGGGATCAGCTGGAAGACGCTGGAAACGATCTGTACGCTTTGCAACTGTCAGCCTGGTGACCTGATCGAATATGTACCGGAAGAGGAAGGGGAGTAAATCAATGGCAAAGGATGATTATCATGTTATCGTGTATAGACTTTTGAGCTATCTATATGACTGTCTGAAGCACGGGAACGACCCTGATATGAAAATTCTTGATGAAGTTTTGAAGGATATCCCGGAATCTTATAAACGGTTTATTCTGAAAACTTTAAAGTCAGAAGGATACACGAAAAACTACAAATTCGAACCCGTTGGGGACGATGAATGGATCATTGGCCTTGAAAATATCTGTATCACTGTCAAAGGAATAGAATACCTGACAGATAACAGTTTCATGCAGAAGGTCCACCGGTTTATGAAAGGCGTCAAAGACGTTATCCCTGGAATCTAAAAGAAAGCCCGGTCATTTAACCGGGTGTTTTGCTATGAAGTCTTTCATGAATGCGCTGATGGTTGCCGCCTGACCTACGCCCGCGGCATCGCATGCAGCTTTGAAATCATCACACAGCGCTTTGTTAAGCGTGAATGATTTTGAAATGATACCGGCTTTTTTTCGGTAATCTTTGTTATAGTCCGTTTGGGTTTTCATTTACCAATTTTAAACGATTTCCCGAAACCGTTGAGCAAGTCGATGCCCAATATCAGCCAAGCAATAATGCAAAGAATCAAAGCGATAACCGCTATTACTATCTGAAATGTGTTTGCCATGATGTTGCCCTCCAGTCATAATAATCATATCAGACAGGCGGGGACTTTACCCGCCCATCTGATGCACAAGCCACTCTATCAGGTCTTTTATCCAGATAGAGAGCTGAATCCAAGCTACAAGTTTAGCCAGCCTGTCAGGCTTGGGTTCAGAGGCTCTTTGTTCAAGCTCTTCACGATTCTGTTGGAGTTCAGTGTAGAGCTTTTTATTTTTCTCTGTTCTTTTCATGAGCCGTTTTCCTTTCTAGCTTTCCGATGTAACCCTGATTGCACTGTCAATCTAACATGCACATTAGATTACTGTCAACAGCTAAAATCAAATAACTTTCACTTTTTTATCAAAATACAATAAAGCATTTGACCATGCTCATATGTCCATGGCTTGTTTGTGGTCGTGGGTTTTACTTTTGGTCTACGGTGGTTCTGATGCTAGAGACTGAGCGGAGCAGAGACAGACAGTGAAATCATCAGAAGAGCAGGGAATGAATAGATAGATAATAATGATATAACAATATATTCATTCGTTGATTGATATATGAATGATTAAAGAATGATGAATGAATGATAAACAAATGATAAAGGACAGACACGGACGGTGAAGACGATGGTAAATCAATTATTTAGTTATTTAATGTACCGAGTCCGTCGCCCCCCCGAAGTTTACACAAATTATTTTAATAAAAAGTTAATGAACCCCCCTATATGCAGAAATGATGCCCTTTCCGGGGGAACGGTGCGGGGGAGTTTGGAAAAACGCTAAAAGGTTCGGACAAAGGGGGAAATGATATAACATTCAAAATCGATCCCTGTATTTTCCGGAAATTCCGGGAAAAATCTACTGTATAATTATATCGTCGAAAGAATCGACCAATACAGAAAACAACAAGAGGTGACTGCGCGCGGTTGCCTCTTTTGTATTTCTGCCAATCACAAACAAAAAGGATGGGCGAATTGGGATATACCTCTTTTTGTAGAGAAAACCAACCGTCACAACCTTTTCACGGGCCTGTAGCTCAGTTGGTAGAGCATCTGGCTGTTAACTCGAAGCGCGCAGGTTCAAGTCCTGCCGGGCCCGCCATCTTTTTTCTCCTAATGTGCAGGTGAAGCTTAAATGAACACTTTTAGCTTGCTTGTTTCCGCACCTGCGTTTTCTTCGCCTGTGCATTAGGGGAGGAAAGCAAGCTATGTACAACAAGACAGGCGCACGCAATTTTGCCGGGAAGTTCTATAAGTCAAAAGCATGGAAAACCCGGTCCGTGAATTATCGCAAACTCCATCCCCTGTGTGAACGGTGTCTGAGCAAAGGGTTATACGTTCCTGCTGAACTGGTACACCACAAAGTTCACATCAATGAGGAGAATCAGCATGACATTCAGGTGTTGATGAGTGATGACAACTTGGAATCACTTTGCAGGAAATGTCATGGTGAGGAACATGCGTCACGGGAAGCGATGCGTTTCGATGAAGAAGGAAGGTTGGTTCTGTGACTTTCAAACCAAAGAAAGCTGCCGTATACAAGGCAAGGATCATCAAGGACCTGAAAGCCCTGGGAACCTATCGCCCTGAATTTGACATGGTCATTGAGACTCTTGCCATGATATATGAACAGCGTGACAAGAATCTGGCCAAATGGGAAGAACTGGACAACTTTGCTCCGGTTTGTGAGTACACAAACAAGGCGGGGGCAACCAATCTTTCCAAACATCCATGCTACCTGAACAACCTTCAATATCACGAGCAAATCCTGAAATACACAAAGGAACTGGGCTTGACACCTTCCGGGGCAAAGAAGCTGAACGTTTCTCTGGAAAAGGATGACGACTCTCTTGCTGAGTTCGAAATGTGAAGATTTCACATATCTGCAGGATTTCAAACGGGATGTTGAAAATGGAAGATACAGGTTAGGAAAATGGATGTTGCTGAATCTGGAGTTTGTGGAATGGGTCCTGGACTCCGGTCAGTGTTTATATGATTCAGAAAAAGCGGAAAAGGCGATTCGGTTTATCGAAACGCAATGCCGCTATGTTGAGGGCCGTTCAGGTCCTTTTATTTTGGAAACGTGGCAGAAGTATATCACGGCCTGCATTTTTGGTCTGGTGGATGATGACGGATACAGACACTTCACTGAATTCGTTCTCATCATTGCCAGAAAACAGGGTAAGTCCACTTTTGCCGCAGCATTGGAAGCATGTGTTGCCTACACGCAGAAAGAGAACGGGATGCAGATATACAATCTTGCCCCGAAACTGCAGCAGGCAAACATCATCTACAACCAGGCACTGTTGATGATTCAGGCGAACAAAACGATGTCCAAACTGGGCAAGAAACGCAGGTCAGATTTTTATATTGCCGGCAAGAACTGCACAATCAGTCCTCTTGCTTTCAACAGTAAGAAGTCCGATGGTTTCAACCCTTATCTGACAATCTTTGACGAATTCGCCGCATGGGAAGGTGTCAAAGCCCTGGACATGTACAACGTTATGTTGTCTGCACAGGGTGGAAGACACGACCCCATCAACCTGTCCTGTTCCACTGCCAACTATATTGATGGTGGATTGTATGATGAACTGTTTCCACGATGCACTTCTGTTCTTCTCAGGAACAGTGAGGAAACGTCACTTCTGCCATTTCTGTTCATGATTGATGACATTGAAAAATGGGATGACGTTGAAGAACTGAGAAAAGCCATGCCGAATCTTGGTGTTTCCTTCTTCGAAAAGAAACTGGAAGCGGAGATTCGCAAGGCACACGCCAGCTCTGCCTATAAAGCGGAATTCATCTGCAAGTATTGCAATATCAAGCAGAACACTATCGCCGCATGGATCCCGCAGGAAGCACTGGCAAAAAGTCAGGGTCCGGCAATCGTGCCCCATGACTTCCGGAGAATGGCAGCGGTTGGTGGTGTTGACCTTTCGCAGACTACAGACTTAACGAGTGCCTGTGTGGTTATCAGATATGAGGGCAATGACTACATCCTGTCCCATTTCTGGATGCCTGCAGGGAAGCTGGAGGAACTGACTGAAAGAGATAATGTGAACTATGCGGCCATGATAGGACACGGGTTTTTGTCACTGTCCGGTGACAAATTCGTGGACTACAAAGACGTGACAGCATGGTTCGTGAATCTCAGGGCAGAGTACAAGATAAACATCATCATGACAGGGTATGACCGGTATTCATCTACATATTTCGTGGATGAAATGAAAAAGGCTGGTTTTGCCATGGATGATGTGTTCCAGGGGACGAACCTGACACCAATTATGACCGAATTTGAAGGTCTGATGATGGAGGGGCGAATCAAAACTGGAACCAATGGTCTTTTGCAGAGCCACATCCGGAACACTGCAATCAAGCGTGAACCGGACGGCAAGAGACTGAGAATGATGAAGATTTCACAAACAAAACACATTGACGGCTGTGCTGCCGTCATTGATGCCATGACGGTCCGGTCAAAATACACGGACAAATACAAATGGATTTTGGAGGGGAACAAAAAGCGTGAGTAACTTTCTGACAAATCTGTTTCGCTTCCGAAAGAAGCGTGACCCGGTAAGAGCCGGAGAACAGGAACCGGTTGGTTCTGCAACTGGAATTCCTGCACACCTGATAAGGATGGTGAACGGGGAATACGTTCTGGACATTGAAGGAACGAAATATATCTCCCGGGATATTTATGATCTGGCCCTTGCAAGGGCATGTATCAACAAGATTGCCACAGAGTGCTCCAAAGCATCCCCGCAATTGGCAAAGCACAGTGCGAGGATTGAGTATTTCTGCTGCAAATATCCAAACCCCTATCAGACCATGAGCCAGTTCATTTATCAGCTTGTGACAGTCCTGCTGTCTGAGAACAACGCCTATATTGTTCCCATTCTGGACGATGTTGGCCGGACTGCTGGATTCTGGGTGGCAAACCCATCTGACTGTCAGATTGTTGATGTTGATGGTGACCTGTGGCTCAAGTACCGCATTGGGGAAATGAAAGACCAAATCATTGAATATGAACTGGTTGGCCACCTCAAAAGGATGCAGAACAAATCCACCCTTTGCGGTGAAGACAATGCTCCATTCAAGAAGATTGCGGCGTTGTATGAACAGGACCTGGATAAATCAATTTCAAAACTGTCCTCAAGTGAAGCACCCCTGCAATGGATGGGAAAACTGAATGTCCCGTTGATTGATGACGAGGCTCTGAAAGAGGAACAGGAAAGAATCGCAACTGTCAATTTGACCGGCAACAAAACCGGCTTTTTTGTTTTCGACAGCCGCTATGAACAGATTGACCCTGTCACAAAAGAAGTCCAGGTGCTGCAGCCGGAAGACCTCAAGGAAATGAGAGATATTGCTTATTCCTACTGGGGTGTATCCGAAAAGTTGATGCAGAACACTTACAGCGAGGATGAATGGAACGGATTCTATCAATCCGCCATTGAGCCTTTGCTGATTCAAATTGAGGAAGTCCTAACACGTGTTGTCTACACCAGAGGGCAAATCATGGACGGCAACAAATTGGAAATGGCGTCTAACCGACTCCAGTACGCTTCCATCCGGTCTCGTGTTGATGTTGCGTTCGGTACTTATGACCGAGGCATGGCAACCATGGACTCCGCTTTGGATATCCTGAACCTTCCCCCGCTCCCGAATGGAGAGGGACAGCACAGATATATCCGTGGTGAATATCGTGCCGAAGGTGCACCGGATAGAAAGGAGGAAATCAATGAGGGACGAAAAGACAGAAACCCTGATACAACGGAACCTGAAATTCAGTCTGACCCCGTCCGGGGAAAAGCGGATTGATTCGGATTGTTACGTTGAAGGCTACGCGACCACGTTTGATAAATATTGCCTGATTGAGAGAAAGGGCAAGAAGATTTACGAACAGGTTGACCGCAACGCTTTCAATGATTCTGACATGACCGATGTCATCTTCCAGTTTGACCATTCTGGTCCTGTGTTCGCACGAACGAGCAACGGGACCCTGGGACTGGAAGTAGATGACCGCGGTCTTTTTGTTTGGGCAGACCTGTCAAAGACTTCACGGGCCAGAGAACTATACGAAGACATCAAAGCCGGAAACGTGACTCAGATGTCAATTCGCTGCAGGGCCAAAACTTCCTTTGATGGGGACACTCAAACGATCTGCAGGATTGGAAAAGTCGTTGACGTGTCTGCTGTCTCCATTCCTGCCAATGATCACACGGCCATAGTTGCAAGGAATGCTGACAACTACGAACGCGAACGCAAGCGGAAAATGCTTGCTCTGAAACTGAAAGTAGAGGAATAGAAATGGAATACGAACAGATTATTTCCCGACTGGCTGAAATCAAAGACGAAATGAACAAGCCGGATGCTGACCTGGACAAACTGACCGAAGAAACCGATACACTGCTGGCACGGCGTAAGGAACTGGAAGATGCTGCCGCTGAAAAGGAACTGAAACGCAAGAACCTTATGGATCAGCTGAATGCCGGTTTCAAGATTCCCGAGGTCAAGACTCCGGTTGAAGACTCTGACATGATTGAGCGTAAGCAGTTTATGGACTACATCGTGACTGGCAAGCTGCCGGAAGATTCTGTCCTGAAACGTGCTGATGCCACCAATGTTGCTGCTGACATGGGTGTGATGATTCCGCATCACGTACAGCAGGAAATCATCAAAGAGATTGAGAAAATCCATGGACGCCTGTATGGTAAGGTAAAACACACGAACCTGCCCGGCGGCGTTGAATACCCGATTGGTTCTTTCGGTGCAACCTTCTCCCGTATCTCTGAATCCACGATTTCGGACCGGCAGAAGGGTGGCTCCATCACTGGTTCCGTCATCTTCAAGTACAACATCGGTGAAATCCGTCTGGCCAAGACTCTGCTGCAGAAGGTCCTGTCTGTACCGGCGTTTGAATCTGAACTGGCAAAGGTCATCGCAGAAGCTTATGTCAAGGCCATGGATGATGAACTGCTGAATGGCGTTCCTGCCAACTCTCAGATGGAAGGTATCCTGACAAAGACCACTGTTAAGACCATCTCCCTGAACGAAAACGACATGAAGGATTGGAAAGCTCTGCAGTCCAAAATCTTTGGAAAACTGCCCCTGGGATTCCGCTCCAAGAACTATGAATTTGTCATGACTGCCGGTACTTATGAATGCAACATTAAAACTCTGGCAGATAATAACAACCGTCCTGTTTACTCCGAAACGTTCTCCCCGGTTGACGGTACTCTGAACTGCCGGTTCAAGGGACGTGAGGTAACTCTGGTTGAAAACGACCTGTTGCCTGACTTCGATGATGCGGCTGCTGGCAAAGTTTTCGGTATGCTGTGGGTTCCGGCAGAAGCCTATGCAATCAACTCCAACATGGGATTCACTGTGACAAAGTACTTCGACCACGAAAAGAACCAGGAAGTCACCAAGGCTCTGGTTATCAACGATGGCAAGGTGCTGCGCCCTGACCTGATTTACCTGCTCAAGAAAGTAGCTGTACCTTCCACACCTTCGCAGGGAGGCTGATTCTAAATGCTGGACGATAAAGACGGCCTGATTCTTGAAACAGTTAAACGCGCACATCGAATCAAATCGTCCACGCTGTATGACGAAGAACTGAAAATGTATATCCAGACGGTCTTTGATGACATTGACCGTCTGGGCATTTCTATTAAGCCAGATGATGCGCGGCTGGTGAACCTGTGTGTCCTGAAATCAAAAGGCTATTTTGGAAACTCAAGTCCCGATGTGAAACAGCTTTGGATGAACATGTATAATGAACAGCTCAAGTTGGCGTTCATGGATGGGCGGAGGTATTCGGATGCCGTATGAATATACCCGAGAGACAACCGTATGCGAGTCGGAGTGTACTCTGCTCAAGAAGTCCACAGAACCGGATGAGAATGGCGTTGTCACGGGGGAGGTTGTCAGAAGACACACGGTTTTCTGCACTGTTTCGTCTCTGTACATGCGAGACACTTATGCTGCATTCCAGGCTGGTATCAAGCCGGCATGGAAGGTCACTGTATTCTATGGTGACTATGATGGCGAATTGAGCGTTGAGTATGACGGAATCGAATATTCCGTATATCGAACGTATGTCGAAGGCGACCATATCGAACTGTACTTGAGAAAGGATGCTGGCACATGGCAGGCAGAATTGACCTAGTACGAGGGATGAAGGAGATTCTGGGGGACAGATACTTTGTCTATGGTGGATACGAGTCACGACCCGATTCAACCGTTTATGGCAACTATGCTGAAATCCCGGGAGACGACTATTTCGCCGATGACAAAAGGTTCCTGAAAGTCAGACACTATATTGTCCGGTTGGTCACTGATCATAAGGATTTTGTTCTGGAAGACACGATTGAAACTCTGTTCGATTCATTGGATATCGCATATCAACAGATAACTCACGAATACGTGAAAACAGAAAAGTCATACTGTACCGAATGGGAAGTGGTCATCATTGAGCCGCGATAGATATACTTATGGCAATCATGTCCGGGTATCAATGGATATGGCAGGACCGGCTTTGATGAAAATCATCGAAGACCTGACCGCCGAAGTCCGTACCGGAGTGAACGAAGGTGTCAGGGAAACCACCAAGGAAGCGTCAAAGATAACCCGTGAAGCTGGAGGGTATCAGAACCGCAGACCGAAATACCGGAAGTCCATTGGCTGGAGATTCCAGACATCTGGACCTATGGCAGAAGGTCAGGTTTATGCCAGGGGACATGAATATTCCCTGACACACCTTCTTGAAAACGGACACCATCTTTGGAATGCTCCTGGCGTAATGACACGGGCTTTCCCTCATTGGAAACCCGGTGATGAATATGCCAACGCCCATCTGGCACAGAACATTCTGAAAAACATCAAATTCTAAACGGCGAATCTGAACGGTTCGCCTTTTCTTTTTGAAAGGAGACAACATGCCGACTACTACCGTAGACCCCAACAAGATTGAATACGGTCTTTCGTCCATCTACTTTGCACCGCTGGAAAAGACAACGGCTGCAAATGGTACCGTGACTTATACATACGGAAACCCTGTAGCCCTTGTTGGTGCGCAGGCTATGACCCGTGAACCGCAGGGCGAATCGTCCAGTTTCTATGCTGACGATTCTGTATATTTCACCACTACTACGAACAACGGATATACCGGTGAGCTGACATTCATCAAAATGACTGATCAGATTCGTCAGGTCATCTTCAAGGAGGAAGTTGACGAAACGACCGGACTTATGACCGAACGGGCAGATGTACTTCCTGCAGAAGGTGCCCTGCTGTTCCAGTGCCGCGGTGACGCAAAGAACACACGCCACGTCATGTATGATGTGACATTTGGACGTGGTTCTGAGGAAAACAACACCAAGGAAGACACCATCTCTCCCACTACTGCAACCATCACATACACTGCAATCCCCATTGAACACAACGGCAAACAGATTACGAAGGGTAAGGCGACAGAAGGTGCTACCTGCTACGCCAACTTCTTCACGTCTGTTGTTCTTCCGGGGACTGCATCCGAATAGACATTCTGAGCCGGAGTTGTTCCGGCTCTTTTTCCATACATAGGAGACAACATGAAATTTGAACTTGAATTTCCAGATGGAAAGATGACCGGTGGATATACCGGAAAGACCGCAAGAATCTACCGTGAACAGTTTGGCAGAGACATTATGGTGGACATTTCCGAAGCCTCCGCAAAGGTGTTCGGTGGATACGTGACCGCCGCAAAACTGGGAACGATTGACCTTGAAAATGAGGTGCAGGTCACAGGGTTCACCATTCAGACACTGGGCGGGGAGTTTCTTGAACGCATCCTTTGGGCAGCTCTATATTCTTGCAACGATGGTTTCCCACTGTTCGATTCCTGGCTCGATTCCGTTGAGGACTATCCCGAAATGCTCCAATACGCATACATTGCATATGGTCGGATGATTGGTGTCACAGGAATCGTGGAACCAGAAGAAAAGACAGAAACAGAGGGTGACAGTAAAAAAAAGTCCCGTACTCGGAAATAGTCATTCTGGCACGGAACGCTGGGTACAGTCTCAAGGAAATTGATGATATGGACATTGGTTTTCTGATGGACCTGCTGATCACACAGGCAAATATGCGGGCAAGGGTCAACAAACCACAGAAACCAAAAGTTCGAAAAGCAACTCAGGCGGATTTTGACGCTTTGTAGAAAGGAGATTTATGGCCTTTAACACAAAAGGTATCACCATTGACATTGGTGGTGACGCATCCGGTTTTGAACAGGCGATGCGAAAGACGAAGCATGAGGTTCAGGGTCTTGACCGTGAACTGAGCAAAGTCTCCCGGGCTATGAAATCGTCTTTCAACTCCAATGCTACCGGGATGGATTTGTTCATCTCAAAACAGGGGCTGCTGCAGAACAAGTATGCAAACCTTATAAAGCAGATGAGCAACGTCAAACAGGCGATTGCGACAAACGAAGAACTGTGGAGACAGCAGGCAGCAGCTTTTGGAGAGAACAGTGCAGAAGCAATGGAAACTGCACAGCATCTTGAATATCTCCGGGCAGAAGAAGCACTGTTGAAGTCACAGTTGGACCAGGTAAGTGCCTCCATGCTGACATGCAGCACAGGCATGATGAAGATGCACCAGCATCTGGGGAATGTTGCCAGCGCTGCAGAAAAAGCAGCGCAGGCACTGAAACCCATCTCCATGATTTCCGCTGCCGGAATCGCGGGTGCTACAGCAGCAGCGATCAACTTTGAAGACGCATGGGTTGGAGTGACAAAAACTGTTGACGGCACCCCGGAACAGATGGCTGCAATCAACAGCGGACTGAAAGACCTTGCACTGAACACAGCGTCCAGTTATGAAAACCTCGCTCACTATGCAGAACTGGGTGGACAGATGGGTGTTGCCACAGACAGCATTCTGGGATTCACGAAAACCATTGCAATGTTAGGGGACACCACAAACATTGTCGGTGAAGAGGCTGCCGAATCCCTTGCCCACATGGCAAATATCATGGTGGACAAAGGGCAGAGAACGACGGACTACTATGAACGCTTTGGTTCCACCGTTGTAGACCTGGGCAACAACTTTGCCACCACTGAATCTGAAATCGTTGATATGGCGACACGTCTTGCTACAGCTGGCAGACAGGTTGGCATGACCACACCTCAGGTGCTGGCACTGTCCACGGCCCTGTCGTCCATGGGTATCAAAGCTGCTGCAGGTGGCGGCTCCATGTCAAAGCTCATGAAGCAGATTCAGGTTGCTGTATCCACAGGAAGTGAGTCCCTGCAGGATTATGCAGACACTGCCGGAATGACCGCTGAACAGTTTGCAAAGGCATGGCGTGATGATGCCGGTACTGCGTTCATGAAATTCCTTGAAGGTATCGGCAAGTCAGAAGACGTTACGGCGAAACTGGCAGAACTGGGAATTGAAGAAGTCAGGATGTCCAACGCCGCAGGTGCTCTTGCTCAGAGTACAGACGTCTATTCTGACGCCCTGGGACGGGCAAATCAGGCATGGTCTGAGAACACTGCCATGGTCATTGAGGCAGAGAAACGATACGCAACGACCAAGACTGCACTTCTGCAGGCATGGGAAGCAATCAAACAGGCCGGTGCCTCCCTGGGGGAATCCTTTGCCCCGACGGTCAAGGAACTGGCAAACATGGTCAAGGATCTTGCGAAATGGTTCTCTGAACTTCCTGCGCCGGTCAAAGATGCTGTTGCCAAGATGTTGCTCTTTGGCGCGGCACTTTCCCCGACAGCAAAGGGTATTTCCAAAGTCGCAGGCTTTGGGCAGAAACTGATTGAATTCTTCTGGAGTGCTTCCGGTGGCGCAACGACTCTGGCAAGAGGACTGTCAAAGATTGCGCCTAACCTGTTCAGCATGTCCCGGGCAACAACCAATACGGCAAAGCACATGGGCAAATATGCTGCCTCTGCACTTGAGGCTGCTGACAGTACGGAGGTCGCCAATGCTTCCTTTGCGGGACTTCTGGGAACGACCGGTGGCGTCGTTGTCGGTCTGGCTGCCGTTGCCGCCGGTGTTTTGACAGCAGCGAAAGTCATCAAGGACAACATGGTGTCTGCGATACATGAAGAAATCAAAGCTGTCGGTGGTGCAGATGCCGCTCACGCTTCACTGATTGATTCCAGTAAGGAATATGCGCAGGAAGCTCAGAATCAGGCCAACGCTGCACAGGAAGTCATGCGGTCTTACGAAACCAATGCCGCAATGGCTGACACTCTGGCAACGAAGATTCAGTATCTGAACGGTATAGAGAATCTCTCCGCAACACAGAAAGCACAGCTCAAGCAGGCTGTGGATGAACTGAACAGAATCTACCCCGAACTGAACGTGTCTGTGGATGAAAACACAGGTCATGTCGACGGCAACACGGACGCTCTTGCGCAGAACCTTGAACAGGCAAAGAAGAACGCAAAGGAACGCGCCCTGCTGGAAGCAAGCCAGAAACAGCTGGAAGCAATCACGCAGCAGAAGATGGCTTATGACAATGCCAGGGCGTCTTTGGGTTATTGGAACCAGCAGGTCAAGGATGCAACTGCAGCACAACAGGAAGCCGCCAGAATATACGGGGCTGGTTCCGAACAATATCTGGAGGCCGGCAAAAGAGTAACATCCGCAACGAACGAACAAGGCCTTGCGCAACAGGCGTTGAAGGATATTCTTGCAGAAGGTGCAATCAGTTGGTCAGACTATTTCTCCACCATCAACAGCATGGGTGGTGAAGCATCAAAGCTGAATCAGACACTGATCACTGAATTCCAGGGAATGATTCAGCAGGCATCCGAAGCCGGTATACAGATTCCTGAATCCATCAAACAGGGAATCGAATCCGGCAGAATGGCTCCCACTGAAGCCATTCAGTACATGACAGCCATGATGAACTATATGGACATGGTGTCTGCAGCTGGTGAGACGGGTACTGCCATTCCTACTACAATGGCTAGCGAAATCCTTGCCAACGCCGGTTCTGCGCAGGAAGCGGCAAACATGCTGAACAACATAATTCAATTCCAGCAGGCACTGGAAGCGGCAAATCTGGCCGGATGTGCGATCCCGATGGACATGGCTGCGGGTATCGCATCAGGCACCATCTCTGTACAGGAAGCCATCAACATGTTGAGTCAGGGTTCAGCAGAAGGGCTGAACAAATCAGGAGAATATGCCGCTGCAGGTAAAGGGAACGCCGATGCTTACAGCAACGCACAGACCTCCGGGGTCAAGGCCGGTACAGAACAGTCACTGAGCGCAATGACCTCTGCATTTCTTTCCGGTGAGGCATCCAGTGCGGCAGGGACCGAAGGTCAAAGAAGCGCTTCAAAATTCAACGAAGGCGTCAGCAAAATGCCGGGTAAGACCGGGATTGTCCTGTCTGACACCGTTGCACGCTTTGGTGGTTCCGGTGTTCCGGGAGCAGCAGGCAGTATGGGTACACGGGCAACATCCGCCTTTGAACGAGGTATCTCAGGAATTCCTGCTGTTGCACAGACGGTCTACGACCAGACGAAAACCATCCTTGATGATATTCAGGCTCTGACCAACAGGACATTTACTGTCAAGGTCACGAAGGAAGTCAAGACAGTTGAAACAGGCACATCGAAACCTCGCCCGGCACCGCCCAGGCCCCGGATGCTAACAACCATGAGCGCCGATTCTGTCGGTGTTTCCGAACCAACTGCTATGTTTGTTGCAAGGGCAAAAAGTCCCGTATCAGCAACCATTGAGGAAGCTGTCGGTGCTGCCGGAATGACCATGGCTTATGAGAACTCAAACAGGCTGGACGCTCTTGCAAGGAAGATGGACAGTATGATAAATGCTCTGACCAACGGACGGACAGAAGAACTGCTGCAGGTTATTGCTGACAAATCCGAAAAGGTCATTGTCATGGACGGTGTCTCTGTGGGACGGCTGGTTTCCAAAACTGTACGTGATGTGAATAATGCAGACGCTGCCCTGAGAACAAAACTAATGGGAGGATAAGATGATAGACGTTATCTACAATGGAAAATACCTCCAGTATGAAGTCCAGGGCCTGAAAATCCTGCAGGTCACTGGTAGAGAGGTGACTGGGTACGAAATTGACGAAAAACAAATAGGTGGACTTGATGGGTCCACCTATCTTTCTTCAAGTATCGAACCACGGGACATTAAGGTGAAATTCACTCTTGCCGCCCCGACAAAGGAAGCCTATAGAATCAGGATGAACAAGCTGAACAACCTTCTGAGAGCAAGGGAAGTGCAATTGAGATTCAGTGATGAGAATGACAAATACTTCAATGCGTCTTCTGCGGAAGCAAGTCGGGATGAAATCATATTTCACTGTTGCGACCCATTCAAATACTCTGTTGCTGAACGGCTGTTCACGATGGCGAATGACACCATCAACATCACCAACACCGGCTCTGTCCCCGTCCCCATCCGCTACGAAATCACACACAACCACGAAAACGGTTATGTCGGGATTACTTCCGAGTACGGTGCTATGGAGTTTGGAAAGCGGGAAGAAGCTGACGGCGTGACCTATCAGCAGATGGAGCACCTGCTCAACATCAGCAACTTCGTTTCTGCCCCCAACGATACCAACGGCCATGATGTCATGCATCCGAACTATGGATGCAAAGGAACCATGAAAACCATGGGCTACAACGGCCGGACCTACCTGTGCCTGGACAATCCGGGGGCCGCTTCCGGAAACGCTTATGGGGCACTCAGGACCCTGACCATCCCCGCAGACTCCAATGGTGCTTCTGGAGCGTTGAACTGGTACCTTTACGGGCACTTGTGTTTCTGGGCCTCCCAGATGGGACAGACCGGGGAAATGACTGTCAATGTCGTGACTGCTGACAACAAGCTGATCGCAGGCATGACATGGTACAAAACAGACATGAGCGGCAACACCGGGGTGTACGAAATCACGGTAGGCGGGCAGGCATCCAGTGCAGTC